TAAGAAACTCAAAAAGTTAAGTTATTGATTTTATTAAACTCGACTTTTTAAAAAATCAACATATAGGGGTATTTTCTTATTTTCTATATTTCTAAAAATATATATATATAATAATATATAATATAAATAAAAAGAAGAATGCCAAAAAAATGGTGTTTTTGCAAAATTCATAGATATTGTTGGGGCAGTAAGGTAAAAAAAATCACGATTCGACAGGTTGCAACATCTTTGATCGTGTTTCATATTTCCCAAGCATATCTTTAATGCAAAAATAGCAAATGCTGTAATATCAATAAGTTACTTTAATAAAAACATTCGATTCTAGAGCGTCAAATATCGACCCTAGTCATAGTATCTACAAAGTTAAAACGTCGCTGTATTGGCTTAAAAACAGTTAAATTTTTGAAGTAACCTATAAGTACATTTTGTAAATTAAATATGAACTTATAGGTGTCTATTTATCCCGTGTGCTTTATATTCTGTAAGACCTCCGACGTCTCGAGGCATACCCCTACCATAGTCATCAGCTTGTTGGTAGTTGTACGTAGAAGATGACGACAATTTTTTCTGGCATGTTGCCAAACCAAACCATTAACGGCCTTGGAACGAAATAACACGTTACCATCCCCGTATATTTTTATTGAAAGTGAGACCTATCATGGCTCTAGACCAAACATCTTTCGCAGCTGCGTTAAAGACTTTATATCCTAGCGAAGTTATTAAGAACTTAGCATACAAAAACAACCCACTTTTCGCTCTTATGCCAAAAGACGAAACTTTCTACGGTGACTCTTCTAAAGAGCCAATCGTTATCGGTACTCCTCAAAACCGTTCTGCATCTTTCTCTGGTGCAAACGTTAGTACTACAAACTCTAACATCAAAGCTTTCTTACTTACTCGTAAGACAAACTACTCTATGGCTGCAATCGCTAACGAAACTCTCGAAGCTTCTCAAAGTGATAAAGGCGCATTCATGAAAGCTGTTCAATTTGAAATTGACCAAGCTCTTTTAGCTCTTACTCGTTCTTTAGCTGTTCAAATGTACAGATCTGGAACTGGTACTGTTGCTCAAATCGCATCTACTGCAACTGTTAACTCTTCTTCTACAATGGTTACTTTAGCTATTGCTGACCAAGCTACTAACCTTGAAGTTGGAATGAGCATTGCTCTTTCTGCTACTGACGGTGGAGCTGCACGTTCTGGAACTGCTTACATTGTTTCTATCGACCGCGCTGCTGGAGCTTTCTTGTGCGCTGCTACTGCTGGTGGAGCTGCTGCTGCCCTTACTTCTTTAATTACTGGTGCTGCTGCATCTGACTTTATTTACCAAGCTGCTGGTGACGTTAACGCAACTATCACTGGATTAACTGCATGGTTAAAAGGTTCTGATATTACTGCTGGTGACTCTTTCTATAACGTTGACCGTTCTGTAGATAAAGTACGCCTTGGTGGTATTAAAGTTGACGGTTCTGCTTTGACTATCGAAGCTGCCGTAGTTCAAGCTGCTACATTAGCTGCTCGTGAAGGTGGACGTCCTGACTATGTATTTATGAGCTTCCGCGACTGGAATCGTTTGGTTTCTGAACTTGGATCTAAAGTACAATTTGTTGACGTTAACGTTTCTGAAGCTGAAATTAAAGCATCTTTCTCTGGAATTAAAGTTAACGGACCAAACGGAATTATGACTGTTGTTCCTGACCAAAACTGTCCAGCTGGTGTTGCATTCGTTCTTCAAATGGACACTTGGAAATTGAAATCTCTTGGTGAAGCTGTACGTTTGTTTAATGCAGACGGGTTAACTATGATTCGTGACTCTTCTTCTGACTCTTTATTAGTTAGATCTTTCAGTTACGCAAACTTAAGCTGCCGCGCACCTGGTTTCAACGCTCGCGTTATACTCCCAGCCTAACTAGGCTAATCTGAGCTAAGGATGGCTCATTTTTTAAATTAAATTAAGACTAAACGCTCCCTCGAGGACGAAAAGCTCAAAAAGGAAAATACATCATGGCTTCAAGAGAATTTATACAATTCGCTTATCAATTAGAGCGTGGAGTTGTTAAACTTTACGTTAAAGCAACAATCGGCGCAACTGGTGCACCTACTTTAGTTTCTACAACTACTGCATCTGGTAACCCTTCAAAAGGTATCTTGTCTATAGCAAGAACTGCTGCTGGTAAATACAGAATTACTTTTGGTAAGACTGACGTTTCTGGTACTTCTTACGATAGATACCAAAGAATTTTAAACGTAACTGGTTCTATAGTTAACTCTACTGTATCTGTTATCAATGGAATTCAAATTTTAGACGACCAATCCGCTGCTGCTACTCCATACGTAGACGTAGCAACTTTAGGAATCACTACTGGAGCTGTTGCTGCTGTAGACCCTAATAACGGTGACGCTATACTTTTAGAAATTACACTTAAAAACTCTCAAGTTTAATAAGTTAAGGGCATCGCAAGGTGCCCACATTTCTTTAAAAGGATATCGCTATGTTAATGACAATACAATCTATAGTTGATACCGCTATTGATTTAGCAGATATGAGAAACTCTAAGTTTATCGACCAATCTGGTACGGCAGACTCTGAGCTTATTCGTTATGCTAATATAGCTTACCGCGACTTATACAATATAATAATACAAGCAAACAACCAATACTTCACAACTAGTGCAACAATAGCTGTAGTAGGCGGAACAGATACTTACGCTCTACCTTCTGATTTTTATAAACTAGATGGAGTTGACTTACAAATTGACGCATCCTCTCAAAAATTCTTAACACTAAGACCTTTTATGTTCGCTGAACGTAATAAGTTTAGATCTGGATTAGCGTTTACAGCCGCACCTTATGGTAACGTATACAAATACCTAATGGTCGGAAACAATATTAAATTTTTACCAGTACCAAACCAAAGTTCTACAGTTTATTTATGGTATACTCCATCTCCTACAGTTATTACATCATTTGCTGACACAGTAGAAGTAATAGTTGGTGGTGACGAGTACTTAAGCCTTACAATAGCTATGGCAATGCTTGCAAAAGAAGAATCTGACACATCAACTTTGAATGGTAAACGTTTAGAAATATTACAACAACTTAAAAACGTATTACAAGTACGCGATAGTGGAGCTCCTGAGTATATCACAGATGAGTCTTCTTTAAATACCGGTGCACTATACCCTTTTATAGGCTCTAACTAAGAGAGGGTTTTATGCAACCATATGTTAGATCAGGTACTAATACCCCTGACGTACAACGAGTTGAAAATAGCTTAGTTAATACATTTCAAAGCATAATAACCAACCCTTTATTAAATTCTCCAACACTTAAAAAAGCCGTTGTGCTTACTTCAGGTGTTGATAACGTCGTTGACCATGGTTTAAATAGGTCAGTTACAGGTTGGATTATTGTAGATAAAAATGCATCTGCAGATATTTACCAATCTACAACTGAAAATACCATGCCAACCACTTCTATAATGTTAAACACAACAAACACCGTAACAGTAACCATTCTGTTCTTTTAAAGGTTAAGAAATGACTACAACTACTCCTAACATGAACTTAGTTAAACCTGATGTATTAAGTACTCCAGCTCCAACTTGGGCTAGTTTATTAAACTCGGTTTTTGATGCTATTGACAGTCACGACCACAGCTCATCTAAAGGGGTTAAAGTTACTCCATCAGGTATGAACATCTCGTCTGACCTTTCTATTGGTTCAAATAACTTAACTACTATCAGAAGCGTACGTTTTAACAATTTATCTAGTTGGGCACCTGCTGCATCTGACTTAGCATGCTTTTATGTGTTAAATAATGAAATTTACTTTCGCGATGGAGTAGGAAACAACGTAAAGATTACAAATAATGGGTCTTTAAACATCTCTATTTCTACTTTAGTTGTTACAGACCTTAACTTAGTTATCCAAAACGCATCTGACTTAACTAAACAGTTTCTTTTCAGTGCAGCAGCAATATCTACAGGCACTACACGTACTTACACAATGCCAAATGCCAACGTTACACTTGTAGGCGATACAAACGCTCAAGGTGTTTCTAACAAAACGTTTACATCTAACGATTTTGACGGTGGTACTGCAACAAATACATCAAGAATTACAACACCTAAGGCTACATTAGCTACTTTACAATCATTAACTCGTAAAGAAGGTACTATTTTATTCGCTTCAGACAACAAACGCTTATTTGTAGACAACGGAACTAGTTTAACTTCTGTAGGTGGTGCAACTGGTGGTGGTTCTGACGCTATATTTTATGAAAATGGTAAAACAGTTACAACAAATTATACAATTACATCAGGTTCTAATGCTATGAGTACTGGACCTGTAACAATTAACTCCGGAGTTACGGTAACTATACCAAGTGGCTCTCGTTGGGTTATTTTATAAAGGATTAAAACATGGCCATAGTATTAAACGGCGCAACAAGCGGAAACGTTACAATAGATGCTAATGCAATATC